AAGGCATTAGCGTAAGGGTTTCTATTCCTATCTAGCAAATTCAGCAACTGGTTCTGATAATACATATTAGACACGCCGCTAATGCCTTGATTAATAGCGTTGGCTTGACCAACATAACCAGAAGCCTGCGCGTTACCCGCACCTATCGTATTAGCCGCGGCTGCGTTGCCATAGCCTGTTAATGCGCCGGTCACTTGACCACCGTAGTTACCTATAGCGTTGTACGCATTTTGACCGCCTGCGCCTATATACGCACCAACACGACCAGCAGTAGTGTCCCTAGCATTATTCGCCATGTTGCCAAAGTTACCAATTGCGTTTTGCGCAGATGTTCCATAACCACCATACGCGCCAATTGCGGATTGACCGTAGTTGCCAAGTGCAGCTTGACCAACTTGCCCATAATTACCTAACGCATTTTGGCTAGTTTGACCGTAAGCGCCTGCCGCATTAGCTAAACTTCCTGCTGCGTTCATGCCAACACCTTGCAATTGTTGATACGGCGCAAGTGTGTTTTGGCGTGTAGTTTGGTAGCGGTTAAAGGCGTTTTGGTATTCCTGCGACGCCATGTCTTGACCAAAGCGCGTTGACGCTTTAAGCGCAGCGCCAGAGATCAACCCGCCACGGGCTGCTGCTTGCGCGTCTACAGCCTTTAAGCCTTCCTTCATACGGAAGGCGTAGCCTGGGTCTTGACCAGCCGCAAAGGCTTCTGGCGTAAATTCAGCCGTGGCAAACTGACCGTACCCTGTGCCGCCTGTGTTTTGACCAATACCTAAATAATTAAGCAGTTGGTTTTGCCCTGCAAGACCAGCTTCTTGATACGGGCGAAAAACGCCTTCTTGCTTGCCAAGAACTTCACGGGCAATTGCAAGCTGTTCTTCTTTGGTTTTACCAGCTAGTTCTAATTGTTGATCGCGAGTCAACCCAGCAGTACTTAACTGCTGATCTCGCGTTTCACGCGCAATAGCTAAAGTTTGCTCTCGGTTACTTTCTAAGATGGCAAGTTGTTCACGCAGCGCTTGTTGCTGATTTTCAATTTGTCGTCGTTCAGTTTCTGACGCGGTTACAAGTTGTCTATTTAAGACATCTTGTTGAACACTAATTGCTTGCATTGCTTGCTCAAGTTGCTGTGCAGAAGCTTCGCCAGCAGCGTCAGCTTGTTTTTGAGCGGCTTGTCCAGACGCTCGCGAAGATACGACGCTACCTACAATAGTTGCGCCTGCTATTGCTGCTGCTGAAGCTGATATACCGAATGTCATGTTAGTTCCTTCGCGTCAAAAGATGCGATTAATCCTAAATCATTGTAACTTGGAGCAATGACTTCGGCTTCCATTTTGTCTAAATTTTCTTCCCCACGATGCTCTGTTAGGTGAACAGTAGTCCATAGCGTGTCTTCTAACGCATAAACTGCGCGCTTAAGCCCTACTTCCGATATAAACGTACAAGGTGCGGCGTATTCTTTCTTGCCAAATTCGGTAGAAACAATAACTTTGCCTTTAGAAATAAAATTCAAATGCTGATGGCGATGAATTTTACCTATAATGACGGTTCCTTTTGGGATCGTCATTTCTCTGGCATAAGTGCAACAACCATACTTTTCATCAATCGGTGTGTAGTAATGCTTAAGCGTGCAGTCTTCTAGCGTAGACGGAATTTCACCGTCTGCTATCATTTGTTGCATACGTTCTTGTGCGGTCAAAATTTGTTGTCTAAATTTAATTTTAGACGGCGTATTTTGAAACAAAGTCGGGCTATAAGTAACCTTCACGCCGTGTAACTCCCACTAGAAGTAAACTTGATAATGGTGTTTACACCGCTTGTAGTGACCGTGGGTGAGCCAGTTGTAATGCCGGTATAATCACCAATAGGGATTGACAAGATCACAACGCCTGAACCGCCAGAGCCACCGGCGTTAGAAGTGTTGTTGCCTCCTGCACCGCCGCCACCGCCGCCTGTGTTTACAGACCCTGCGTTACCAGCAGCGTTTGTGCCGCCAGCACCGCCACCGCCTGCGCCACCTGACCCGCCTGCAACATCACTACCACCACCGCCGCCGCCTGCATACGTTACAGAAGAACCGGTGATGCTATTTGCAGACCCAGCACCGCCATTTGGCGTACCACCAACAGCACCCGCACCGCCACCACCACCAGTTGTAAGCGTACTTGCGCCGCCGTTATTGCCTTGACCGCTAGTGCCGGTTCCGCCAGACTTGTTGGCGTAACCACCGCCACCACCTGAACCGCCAGAAAAACCACCCTGACCTACGGAAGCTTCACCATTACCGCCTGCACCGCCACCAATAGGAGTCTGCCCAAACGCAACGCTGTTTGATCCGTTAGTTGATCCAGCACCGCCCGCACCAACGGTAAACGAATACGTTGTACCAGGTACAAGCGTAGTAGACCCTGTCAGCAATCCTCCCGCGCCGCCACCTCCACCACTAGCTGGATCAGGCGATGAGTAGGGCTGTCCACCGCCTCCACCACCCGCTGTTAGCAGATATGTGGCAGGGTATGGTCCTCTACCCGTCAAGAAAAGATTATGGGCTGCAAACATTATGGGGTAAACCCTTGTACGATTGTTCCATACCAATTAGTGCCGTCAGAGATAAACGATAAGATGTCCATCTTGCCAACAGTAGGCGTAATTGTTGGCGCACCGTTTGTACCCCACTTGACGCCTGTAAACGTGGCAGTTGTAGCAGTACCAGAGGCAGGCTGTTTGAGCAACAGCAAGAAAGACTTACCCGCAACGATTGCAGGCATTGTAAATGTACACGCCGTGGCAGAGGTGAGGGTTGCCGTTAAGACCGTACCCGCAGCAATTGACAGCGTGGCAGATGCGCCCACCGTGCCACTTGAAGTAATAATTTCAGTATAGCCACGGATGATGGGATTAATAAATGAGTTAGGGGTAAGCAACTGAAAGCGTGTGCCGTCGTACTCGACTAGCACCATTGAGCCACCAACGATACTTCCCGCTACAAGCGCGTTAGCACCTGTTTGCGTAACATCTTTAACACCCAAGCTGTCAATGTCAAGGGTAACAGCGCCGCTGTTGGTGTTTTGCGCAATAAACGAATACTGCGCACCGGCTGTGTAACCTTCCAACGGAGGTGTAGCCAAACCTGTCAGCGCGTTTGTTCCTGCAACCGTAATAAGGTTGTTGGTGGTCGTTGGATCGTTAACAGCAGGGATATTGTCGTAACTTCCAATCTGAACATACGCAGACGTCGCTAAAACAAACTTATACAGAACACCGCCATCAAGCCAAATCTCAGCAGGAGTACGTCCGGCTGCGTCTAGCACAATAGGGTTGGTATTGTTTGCTGCGCCTGAACGTGATGTGTAGGTAATGACCGGCGTTGTTGTTCCGGCAAGGTATGTGTACAGCAAACCACCGGTTAAGGGGTCGCCGTTGCCGTCAAAGAACTGAGCGCCTGCGCCCGCCAAGTATGAAATGTTAATCGACATTAAACGATCTCCGTAATGATTCCGTTGACTACTGTGACCGTCTTGCCGTCCACGGTTGTGAATGTGCCTGTCGCACCGCCTATGCCGCCACCCAACTGCTCGTACACCGCGTTAAAAAAGCGAAACCATTCGCGAGACATAAGTCTAGTTTCTACTTCAGTTACTGGCACCCTAGGTGCTGGGATTTGCGTTGAGTTAGGCATTTGTTCCGCTCACTTGGAGGATTGCGCCGGTGATTGCAATTTTAACTGGGTCAGTGCCTGACACCTCATACACCCGATCACGCAGCTTCATGGTCATGCCTAAACGGCGCCAAATGACGCGAGTGCCATAGCCGCCAACGGGACCCATAGACCGCCAGTACTCGTTAGACCAAGTGTGGCCACCATCATCTGACCAGCGCAACATAACTTGTGGCTCGACATATTGGTCAATAGAATTAACAATCTGAACTTCATCCACAATGTTAAACGTGCCGACAATAATAAGGGGCGACAGATATATGTGACCTGGGACTTCTGTAATGCCTGGCAAACCTACGCCAGTTTCAGCGTCAAGCTGGAGGCTGTGTTGAGCTGTTCGTTTGCGGTCATTAATTTGACCCGTGGGAAGCGCACGCCATGATCGCAACCATTTCTGTGTGCGGTTAAAGTCGGCGTACACCTCTAAATCAAAAGCGTACAAGTTGCCGTTTTGGTAGTCACCAACAAGAACTTCGTTGTTAAACGCTACCTGACAGTTGCTGCGATGACGCCCAAAGTTGCCGTTGGTATAGCTTGCGCGCTCGTGCCACGCTTGTGTCGCCACATCGTACACCCAAGTAGCATTTGCCGTGGGGAATGTCAGGACGTAGAAAGCATGGCCGTCTTGCTGGTATGTGTAAGCAATGGCGTCTGAGATATCGCCGTATTGTTGTATTTGCCACTCAACAGCGTGGGTGCTGATACGCACCCCTGTATATCCATTTGAGCGGTAAACAATACCTCGACCACGGGCATCCGCACCAAGCCAAAACAAACCATTGTCTAGCTTGGCAACAGAAAATGTTGCAGCGCAACCAATCTCATTAAACGCACCTTGAATACGCTGCAAGGGGAAATCGACCGCACCGGAGTTGTACCAAACCTCAACCGAGTTTGTACCAAATAGCCAAACCTCTGAGTGATCCGTAATAGAGGACACAAGCCCGTCTGGGCTACCCTCGGCACTTGCAAAGGCAAGCGGATCAATAGACGTTGGGTCAAGAAGTTCAGCCGTCCAAACCTTTTGGCTGTCTGGTTCAATGAACACAAAGTAGCCATTTAAATAAGAGATGGTCAGCGCACCAGGAAAGTCTGGGTCTGTTATTTCACCAAAAGTATCAGTAGCAGAGTTGTAGTAAAAAGTTGGTCCGTTACACGCCACGCCCAAATAAGTACCATCATCCGTCATGGAGACAGGGCCGTCATTGGCCAAAGTACCTAAAGCTGTGACATTGTATTCCGTATCTACTTTGTAGAGCGTGTTGCCAGAGGCCACATACAAATAACTATTAAACGTCCACATTCCACGAATGGGACCTGTGCCGACTGCCACTTCCAGACGCAAGCCTGGCGCTCTATTCAAAAACGCCGGTGTGCTGCCACCCTCTGGAATGATTTCTGGAAACAGATTAATCATGCGGTTATCCGCAGCATTGACGCTGCGGGCAACATAGGCTGATCCGAGAATAGGCGATTGCATTAGTAGTTGCCGGCAAAGATGTTAAAGCGCTGGCGCGTTGCGACAATTGAGTAAGGCATTGCCATAATGTCGTCAGGATTGTTAATGCGCTTCAAGTTACGCTTAGAGGTCATTGCAATTCTTGCCACAGTAGGGCTTGGCTCAACCCCAAACTCAGGCGCTAACTCACACGCTAAGTTGTACTTAAACGCGCGCATATAGCCAGGCGGGAATGCAAGTTGAGTGCTGAACTGCGCGGGCTCCGTTAATTCTTTTACGGAAACAAGGTGAAATTCCAACAGCTTGGTTGGAACTGGGTACACCGTCATCGTAATGTTTGGGTATTCCATGTTGACCCACATCACTTGTGGGTACGTCGATGTCACGGTCTTGACCGCAATACCGTTGTATTGCTGCTGATTAATTAGCTTAATGCCGTATGAAATGCCAGATGCTGGGTCACGGAAATAGGTCGAATCATCTACCAATATAGGTCGAAGGCCAACAAAGTCACCCGTGGGGCCTAAGCTGCGTTCTTTAAAGCCTGGAGGCCAAGACAGCACTTGATCTTGCGTTGCGTACACCGACAAACGCTCTGTATTCCATGAATCAATCATTTGATTCATGGCATTTAGCGCGTCGTTTGCGGTTGCGGCAGAAGGTTCTTCAGCTTCAGCCAACATCCCGATTAAACGCAATGCGCCATTTATTTGGTCACCGGCGGTATAACTCATGTTTACTCCGTGGTTTTACGACGACGTTTTAGCACGTTTACCGGCTCCGCTACTTCATTCTCAGGCGTGTCTAAAGTATAACGCACCCAACCATTTTTTTCATCTTCTTCGGCTTCAAGTTCCATTGTGGCAACTTTTTGACCGTGAAGGGGGTGTTCTAGGTATATGTTCATGTGTAGATGGGGGTGATTAGCCCCCGCCTTATTAAGCTAACAAACCGTAAGTTTGTAAACGTGTTTCTAACTGGTTTACACGGGCTTGTAAGTTTGCAATAACTGTCAACACAGTTTGACCTTCATCGGCTGAAGCAAAACCAAACGGCGTTGTAGACGTAAGGTTAGCAATAGCGTAGTCAGGTGTCCCTGGTGCTGTAGCAGTAATAGATGTAAGCGCTGTAGTAAGAGCCGCACCTTTAACTACCGGAGATGTGCCATAAAATCCAACAGTACCGCCTGTACTACCAATGGTAACGGCGTTTAAAGTCGTTCCAGGGATAGTAATAGTGCTGTTTTCAATAAGCGCGCCGTTAAGGTACTGATCTTCATACGCCACACCAATAGGTTTGGTATTTGCCATGATTGATTCCTTTTAAATACCCCGCCCCGAAGGACGGGGTTGTCACATTAGCTAATGCGGTATGCAACCCACGAACCGGCGCCGGTCTTGCGTGCGCGGAAATGGGCTGATGTGCCCAAAGCCACGGCAGCAGCACCAACGATTGTCCAGCCAGTACCAACAGCCAAAGTGACTGCGTCGGCTGCGTCGATGTTGATTACAAAAAAGTCAAATGCAGAATTGACTTTTTGTGCGCTAGGCATATCTGCTTCCAACAAAGCAACTGTTGGCAATGTTAGGTTGCCAGCGGTGCCGTCAAAAACAAACAGACCATTTTGAAGTTGTGCAGCCGTTGCGGTTGCTGCGGCAGCCAATGCAGTAGGAGCGCCTTGAACGAACATAATTGCTTCGTCAGATGCGCCTGCGCCGACCTGATAACCGCCTGTGCCATTAGAAAGTGCCATGATAATTTTCCTTAAAAAAAGTTACGAATGGGGGCCGAAGCCCCCATTGATTTAGCCCCAGAGACGGACGGCAGTGACAGGACGGATGGCGTTGTAGCCATACAGAACGTCAATACGGCAGGGGAGACGGTCGTTGTTGATGTCGTACTGACGCACGATACGCAACGAAATACCGTTGTGGACTTGGCGCGAAGCCATGTCAACGCCCTGTGGCAACAACAAGTCAGCCGTAGCGAAGCTAATGGCATCTTTGTGGTAGACCAAGTTCTGTGGGTAGCCGGTGTTAGCCGAACCCAACATCGTCACAACAGCAGAGGCTTGTGGGAATGAGTTAACAGTTGCCAAAGCGTTTGAAGCTGTGAACAAAGCGGGGCTAATGTTCAGCGTAGCGGTCGAAGAACCAACTGCCACAGCAGTTACTGTGAACTGTTGGAGGCTGCCGGTTGATTGACGGGTCTGTGGGTTAACAGCGAACACACCAGCGATGGTGAATACGTCGCCCACGTTCCATGTCTTGCTCGAACCAGTAAAGCTGATTGGCAAAGTGGATTGACCTTCAGTTGCGACAGTTGATGTCACAGTGATGGTTGTACCCCAATCGCCGTTCGTGTGGTTGCTGATTGACTGAGACATATTGATCTCGTCCAGACCCAAAATGCCTTCGCCCATCATGCCGTTCTTGAACTGGCGGCTGATAGTGCCGGTTGGGTTAAATAAGCCCTTCATGCCTTCAACCAGACCAGCGTTAGCAGCAGGGTTAACTGTTGCGTAGCGTGGGGACATAGGTGTGGCAAACTCGTTAAGCTTCTGGTTAGCTTGGAGCAGAACCAAAGAAGTCGAAGGAGTTGTACCTGGTGTGCCAACCGAGTTAGCGATGCCTTTGTACGAAGTTGCGACGTCGGCGTCAACCGAAGAGGCAAGCTGCGAGACGCGAGGTTTCAACACACGCTCTGCGAAGTCATCCAACTGCATTGTCAATTCAGCAGAGGTGAAGTTAACACCAATGTGTTTCTGGCTAGACACAGTCAGCGTTGTGAACTGTTCGTTGTCGGCCTGAACTTGCAGGGCGGCACCGTCAGTCACCAGCGCACGATCGGGCAGGCGGATACGGAGGGTTGAGCCAATCTTGGCGCCTTCAACAGCGAAGGAGTCGTCATACTGGCGGTTGACGTTACGGGTAATCACAAGGTTGTTCTCAAGGATTTCGAGAGCCTTCCGTGTGATCATATCAATGGTTAAGAGTGAATTACTCATTTTGATTTCCTAAAAGTAAGTTAGCGGTTGCGTAGCGCTTCCTGCTTCTTAACCTGGCGTTGCCTTTCAGCTTCAATCCAATCTGACGTACTCATCGTTTTGATAGAGCGTGGATCAGTTGTATCGTATGCGGGCGAACCCGTGCTTCTAGCAGTTACCGGACTAATAGGCGATGGCGCCGAAGATGTCTTTTTGGTGGGCGGATCAGCGGCCAATTTGGCTTCGATTCTTCCAATTTCCTTTGCCTGCAAAAGCGGCGGTAGGCGAGAAATGCGTTCAGCTTCTTTCGGATTAGCCCCAAGGTGATAAGCCAAGTCTGGACCAATATCAGAATACTGAATGGCTTGCGCCATTTCGCTAGTGATTGTAAGTTTGGGGTTGTAGGCGACTTGTTCAAAGTCGTCGTACTTCTCCCGCGCTTTTTCCTCTCTATCGTGATAAGCCTCAATCACCTCTGACTGCTGTTTCTGCTGTTCTCGTTGCGCAACCAATTGCTCGGCTTTCTGGTACGCCAATGCTTCGGCATATTCTTCGGTCGATGCAAACTGATCTGGCACAACAGGTGCAACAGGCGCAGAAGGGGCTGATTGTTGCCTTTCCCTTTCCCACTTACGTTGTTCTCTTGCTAGTCTTTTGCCGATTGCTGCATCTAACTCTTCTTGTGAGAAGGTCTTAGGTGCTGCTTCAGCTTCTTCCGGCGTTTGTACTTCAGAGATTGGGGCTACCGTAGCTTCCAATTCCGGCGCGGGCACTTCCGCTTGGTTTACTTCGTCTGACATTTGTAACTCCGAGGAGTCCTGGTGGATCGCACCAGTACGATTAGTATATTACTTAGACTGTATAGGTGCAAGCACCCACGAAACTGTAGCTTCATCCCAGCCGTACTGTTTACCGTCTGTTGGCTTTGGTACAGGGGCTTCCCATAGCCATGAAGCATTTAATACCCATGAAGGGTAAGGCGCTGGGGCGTAAAACTTATCGTTAAGGGAATCGTATGTATACCCAATCCCTGCGTAGTTTCCACGCAACGGGCGACCTTCAGGGTGTTGATTGCCGTAGGTGTTGTAGCTAGTCTGTATCCACTGACCAGGCAAAGCGTTTACAAAATCCTGTTCTGCAACAATTACTTGCTCAACAATACCGTCAACGACTTTTGCGAAGTGACTCACTTTACTTCCTCTTCTACGGCTGGCTCTACCCAATTAGGATCGTGCGCCCATTCTACCGATGGAAGCGCAGCTAACGCCTCAACATCCAAACAAGCCTCAATCGCTGCAATAGCCTGTGCAGCCTGCACACGAATCTCTTGACGCCATGCAGCCCAATCCTCTGCCACAACAGAACCCGTCTCAAACGCCTTTACAGCCATCCAATCACTAGGCAATAGAATGCTATAGGCTTGTGCGTTGATTGCGTCTACAGCCTGTTTTACGCACCCTGCCAAGTCTTTAGCGATAGATGTGTATGCAACATCTACCTGTTTGGTTTCAGCGTTGTATGTTGGGGGCAATTCTGTCACCCAGTAATACTTGTCATCAGGGCGCTCGCCGTAGACAACATCCACAATACCAAGTGCTGCTTTCTCAGCAGGGGTAGAGAGGTTGAGCCAATCTTGAGGGTACACGGTGTTGCCGATTTTGAAAGCAATACCTTCAGGCAAAAACCTTTCAAAAGCGTTGTCTTTAATGATTGCAAACATAATTATTCCTTAATCAACGGGCGAGGGCGTTTTTCAGAGGATTCTCTGCAAATGCCATGTATATGTATGTATCGCCGCTTCCGTTTATGTCGTTATCCGCAGTACGGCATTTAAATCCATTTGAAAGTGCGTCAATAGAAACAAGCACGTTATTTAATTCTTGCGAACTGCTATTAGGAACTAAATAGTCTTGCATTTGGTTGTATGTTGATCGTGCCGTGTCCCAAATAAGCCAATTGCCAACATTATTGGTTTGTTTCACCATTACAAATCTAGGTCTAAAACCTGTGTAAATAAATGCACCGTCTGTAGAGCCGTTACCTGTGTAGCCACCAAACTTGCTAAAACCGTCAATATCGGCAAAGCAGTAAGCAACATGAGTAGATGCCGTACCACTTCCAGAAGCAGTCCCTACACTAAAAACAGAAGATGTTGGAGCAGTTGCGTTCCATACTGTAGTTGCTAAAGTTTCTGCATTGGTCTGATTGAGATACAAAAAGTAAGACGCAGACGTTAATGATGCGTGATATACAACCCAAATGCCAGAATCACCGCCTGCATTACTTCGACTTTTTGCAATCACCATTTTAGGCGCGACACCTAACCCATGACCAATCGTAGCCGCTGACCCAGTACCCGTCCAAGTCGCCACACTAAACCCTGCCGTTGGGTTTGCGCTTACCTGTGCGCTGATTGATCCTGCTGTGTTGGTGACTGCTGCGCCGCCTGCTTTCCATTGCCAAGCGACAATATTTAACCCGCTTCCGTTAGTAGAATTCCAAAATGGGGTAGTTGCTACGCTCCCAACAGTAAACCCGTTGCTATTAAAAGAAACAAGATTATCGCCTGCATTAATGGACAGGGCTTCTGCATCCGTAGCGTTACTTGTTAATCCACTTGCTCTGCCACGTACAGAATCAAATAAAGCGTGAAATGCGCCTGAACTCCGTGATTTAAACCAAATAAGATCAGGCTGAAACGCCGCAGCATTTGTTATGCTTTGTGTGCTTGCTGTACCCGTATACAGAGTCGCATCCATTACCGTATTACCCTTCACAATAGTGCTTGCAGCAAGGTTAAACGTATTGAGCGCAACAAAGCCTGTTGGGGGCGTGTAGGTGAATGGGCGTTGACCGAAGTTGAAGTCAGCAGACTTAGAAACATTACTAGCTCCATCACTATAACAAGGAAAGCACCCTGAGCTTAGATTGGGTACTGTTCCAGAACCAAATGTAGCGGTATATTGCAAAGTATTATTTTTATAGAAAGCGACTGTTCCAGCGCTCATATCTAAAGCTATACCGATAATATCTGATGTTGTATAGCTTGCACCTGTCCCAGAATTACCGCCATCCCAATAAACTATACCGCCTTCCCAATAGCCAATAGCATTTGAACCTGCGCTACTAATTGATCCTGTAAAAGCAGTTCCGTTAACTCCACATACAGCACCAGCATAACCATTGCCAACTACTTCCCAATACCATTTGCCGCTAGTCAGGAAAAATGATGCTGGTTTAGTTCCTTTTGCTGTACCACCATTGGAGATGCTCAAATTGCCGTTAGTAATGCTGTAAGCAATGTTGTTAGAAATAGGATTTAACACAGCATAATTAGCCGCCGTAGCAGAGGTCAGCGTAGGCACATCCGTCATGGAGTCATACGTCACACCAGCCGTTAAGCTGATGTTGTTGACCGTCCATGTGTTGCTGTTGCCTGAGAAGTCCGTACCAAGAGCCGCTGCGGTAGAGTTATCCGTGAACTTGAGATAGAACCCGTTTGTGCCGTATGTGCCTGTGTAGGGTGCGGGTTGCCATACGCCTGTGAGTGCGTTGGTTGAGCCGAAGGATGCGGGTGTGAGGGCTTGACCGTCGATGAAGTTGATTTCTGCTAGGTAGCCGTCAAACTCAGCGTTAATTGTTCCACCACCAATAAAATGAGAATTTGTTGAATTTACTTGATGGTCTGTGTTGCTAAGTATTGTGTTTGTTGTTAATGTTTGCTGAACGCCATTGATGTAAATAGCCACGACTTGAGCAGTTGCATTGATATTTAAAACAACGTGATACCAAGAGGACGGGTCACGAAAGACAGCACTTGATGTGTACTTACCTATTGAGCCATCGTTTCCAGACTGAAATTGTAGGGTATTGTCAGAATTAAATCTAAAATCAACCTTGTCGGATGATGAAGTTCCTGCCGCAAACAACGAATGCTCTGCGCTCAACGCCCCTCGCTTAACCCATGCGCTCCACGTCCAAGTCTTACGATTCCCCGCACTTGCAGGAGTCCGATTCAAATAAGCAGTCGCACTTGCACGAAACCTAACAGACCTTTGTAGGTTATAACCAGAAGCACCCGCAGCACCCAATAATAGTTGCTGTATGCTCATGTCACGTTTCCGCTAATCACACAGACTGTGCCGCTAATAAACAGGATCGTCGCTACGCCACGGGTAGCTAATGTCACCGTTGCCTTATCTGTGTCTGTGCCGCCAATGTATGCAGTCGTAATGGTGCAAGTAATCGTAATATTGCCTGTCGTGTTGTTAAACACAGAAACCGCATCGCCTGTTGCAAACGTAGCATCAGGAATAGTGATTGAACCACCTGACCCAACTTGGATATATTCGCCCACATCGCCTGTTGTCAAAGTGTAGCTTGATGTCTTTGCAGCACCAGACTGAGGGATTTGACGCACATTACCCGCAGCATCTATTAGCGTTGTAAACGTACCCGCTGCCGGAGTTGTGCCACCAATAGCAGGTGGACTAGCTAAACTTAGCGTACCGCCTAGCGTAAGGTTGCCAGAACTTGTAACTGTACCTGTTAGGGTAAGACCGTTGACCGTACCCGTACCGCCGACAGAAGTAACTGTACCCGCACCTTTGCCGTTGAAAGTATTCCAATCGGTGCTAGTCAAATAGCCGTCTACGCTTGTGCTTGCAGCCGCCATGCTAATCGCAGGCGTTGTGCCGCCACTTGACACCACAGGCGCAGTACCTGTGACGTCCGTAACTGTTCCTGTGCCAAAACCACTAGGGTTTGACGCAGGATATGCGCCTAATGCTGTTAAAGCATCGCCGGCAGTTGTAGAGCCTGTACCGCCATTGGCAACAGCCAATGTGCCGCCAAGAGTCAGTGTGCCTGATGCTGTAATTGGACCGCCAGTTAAACTCAAACCCGTTGTACCGCCAGAGCCGTCAACGCTTGTGACCGTGCCTACACCCGCTACAGATGTCCAGGTCGGTGCTGATGCACCATTAGATGTCAGAATTTGACCAGCCGTACCAGTATTGCCGGCGAGTGAGATTGTGCTGTTAACACGCAAAGTTGTGGCAGTCACAGCCGCTGGGTTAGAGGCACCAATAGTCAAGCCGTTAGCTGTGCCGCCAGTAATTGTGACGGCATCCGAGCCTTGCACGGACATTGTGCCTAAACCGGTAATGTCGGTGTTAGGGATTGTGGCACTTGCCGTCATGGCTGATGTGCCGTTGCCTTTAACATAGCCTGTCAAAGTGGCCGCACCAGAGCCACCAGAAGGTACAGCTAATGGCGTACCCAGACCAGAAATTGTGCCGCCTGTGATGGCCACAGCACTTGCGTTCTGGGTGGACATTGTCCCAAGACCAGTAATGTCAGAATTTGGTATTGTGGCCGAAGCTGTCAAAGCGGTTGTGCCAGTGCCTTTGACGTAACCCGTTAAAGTGACAGCACCTGTGCCGCCCTTTGCTACTGCAATAGTTGAGCCGCTCCAGGTTCCGGCAAGAACTGCACCAGTTAGCGAGATGTCATCAAAGCTTGCTACGCCCGCATCGTCCGTATAAACAAGTGTGCCGTCAGCAGCAGGAATAACAAGCGTTTTTGTATCCGCTGTTTGTTCCGCGTCAAGCGTTGTTGAACCGCCAAGGGTTGATTGAAAGACGGCTTTGCTCATGGCATTTCCTATTCGTAAATAACCGTGGCTTTAACAGTGCCGCCAATTGCAACATTTAACCCATAATTAGCAAACGCACCGTCTACGCCAAGCGGGTAAAAAGTTGCCGCAACTGGGGTAAAAGTAGCCAAAAGCACCTTAGTTGTGCCGCCACTAGCTTCATCATAAACAGTAATTGTAGGTGTGCTAGATGCAGCACTTACAAAGATTCCTTTGATTTTACCGGCGCTTGTTTTTACTTGCGTCGTGGCTTCAATGTAAGTGTAGTTAGCCATAATTTAACCTTGAAAATTTTTAATTAAACAAATATTAAACATACTTGATACGGAGTTGTTATTAGCCGAACCTATCGCAGTTGCGCCAACGCAACTTTTTTCGGGGATCGCTGTTGGGTAGTTAAACATATATTGCACAACACCGTTGTTTAATGTCGTAATTGCGCCAACACGAACAATATTGTCATCCGGTGAGTGAACAAGCAATTTGCCAGTAATTGATGTGCTGCCGGAAGCTTGCCCCGCGGTAAACAAACCATGTACCAAAAACGCTGTATACCCAGCCGGAACGCAGTAATGACCTGTTGTGCGGTTGTTATACCCAATAGCAATCATGTCGTACAAAACAGCCGGAACACCCGCTGTAACAGTGCCTGTGCCTACGTTAATGTCGCCTGCGTTTGCACTACCAGAGCCTATAGAAGTTACCGTCAATCCGTTAACGTACAAATAGCTATTGACTGTGTTAACCGCCGTCTGGCCGTTTAGCACAATCGTTTCAGATACTTCGTTAAAACTACCGTTAAGCCCAGTAATAAGCACTGTGCGCGCACCTGTCCCGCTAGGACTTGCATCGGCAGCGTCGGTTGAACTTACTTTTAACACCGACGCAGCAGTAGGGTGTGGCACCGTGCCGCCATTTGGCCACACAGACTCTTCTGACGTATCTACGTCAGGGTTGTAGCCAAACACTGTAATAGCTGAATGGCCAGGAATTAAGCCACGCGAAACTTGCAACGAAAAGTTTTCGTCTTTGCCGTACTTGGTTTGCGAGTCATAAATGTTCATGCTAAGAACTTTAGCTTATACAGCGTTGAAAAATAAAGTGCCAAAATTTCGTCAATCAAATTCTGAAGTGGCGTGTCTTCTTTGCCACACACTTCATACCGGTTCTTTTCAATCTCTTTGACCTGTGCCTCTAAAAACTCAAGCACATTCGTGGTTTTCTTAGCAGATTGTAGCCCGATTGGACCCATTAAGCCATGCTTGCCTTGATATGCTTCAGCAAAGCCATCTGCCAGATCAATGATGTTTTCATAGAACTTTTGCAGTGCTTTGTGCTTGGCATACGACCTAGTGTTAAGGTGTACGCTATGAGTTACGTCGCGGGCTAAGAACAGCATACCCATGAATTCTGCGCACTTCATTGTTGTGGCTCCATTGGCATCATCTCAGGGGGCGGCATCTGTTGTTCCATTGGCATCTGCTCCATCGGAGGCTGCATCATGGGTTCTTGAGGCATCTCAAACTGCTCACGCTGTGGCGCACCACCAATCAAATCACCCGTATCCAAAGCAGCAGCAATGGTGCCTTGCACAATATCCTGAATCTGCTCAAAAGTCATGCCAGCTTGAACCGCCGAGATACGCTTGGTCTCTGCATCAAATGCTTTGATCTGCGCCTCATAGTCCTTGCGGGCAATGTCTTGTGCTTCCATAGACTTAGACACGTTTTGCAGCATCTGGTGCATCTGCTCCATTTCCTGACCCATTGCTTCCATCTGCATCTTGGCAGCTTGCATCTCAGGTGACTCATCGCCACCCTCCATGATCTTAGGATCAATGGTCTTAGCAAAACGCTTGGACATCTCCTGCGCACCAGGCCAATCCATGTTCTTAATGAACAGATCGCCTGCCACAGACCACAACTGTGGGTTGCCTTGCAAGAGTTGCGCCATCGCCTCCAACGCTTCTTGACGCTTAGTCATGTAGCTTGGGCCGGTCGTGACACAGACGTCGTACTTACCGACACCCATGTTGTAAATCTTCTCAAGCACAATGCCTTGGTTGTCCATGATCTTATTGACAGGCATTGGCTGGTTAGGATTAACCTTAATCAGGTCAGTCTCGCCATCCTCACCCACAATGCGCGCAATGCGCTCAGTGTCATAAATCTTAGGAATCAACTCCACAATCTGGCGGGTAATGTAACGCACAGCACGGGCTAAGTTATCCACATAGTGGTATGTGCCAACATCAGCCTGACGCTCACGCGCCAAGATTGCTTTGCCAGAACGCTCATTTGATGTTTGACCAAGGCTAGAGTCATACTGCCCTGTGGTGCCTTTAATATCGTCACTCGCACCCATTTTGGCTTGAATTAAGCCAGTTTGGGGCAAGGGAGGGGGCGCACGTTGTGGCAGGGGCAGAACACCACCCATACCGTCTGTCACATCAGGGTTAACTTCCAAATACGGCCAATTGGTTGTGTTCGCTGTCTTCCACTGCTGCTCATAGCCCTCAAATTGACCACCATAGCCAATAAAGGGGGCTTTGGGTGCCAAGGCTAACATCTCAGCCTCTTGGCTAGTCCAGTAGTTATACATACGCTGCGCGTCTTTTGCGTTACGCACGATACCAGAGACATAAATACGACCGTCAACTTCAAATTCGTTGCCGACCACACGCACCACAGGAATAGATGAGCCTGCCCAATCTTGCGACTCAAGAATCTCAAAACCGTTGATTTTGCACCACTTGACCTTCTTGATGTCAACGACTCTAGTCTTAATGGGCTTCATGCCAGTTGCAGCCATCTCTTGGTCTTCAACCGAGCCTTTTATCGCCGTCACGTTACCGTAGTACAGGTTGAGCGTGGCTTTCTCATGCTCAATGTAGAAATACTCGGCGATACGCACCGTATTCTCGCTAATCCACTGCGAGGTGGACTGATCGCCCACACCCTGCTGCATCATAGAAGAAATAGGCTGGGCATCAGGGAACTGACGCTCGTATTCAGCTTTGGTTAAGTCTTCGGTAATAAAGCACCACTGCGCATCCGACCCGCACGGGTCTTGGATAGTGGGGTCCATGTAGACGCTGAAACTGTTACGGATACGGCCAATCTTAATGTCTTGGTTAAACGTATCATCGTCGCAGTACTCGGTCAACAAACGGAAATAACCCTCGCCATACGCCACTTGGTTCTCACACGCCGTGTCATACGCAACATCCGCATCAGAGATGTACTCTATATGGCGTACAAGCCCTTCAAATATCTCAGCGACCTCGACATCAGCCTTATCGTCCACGGGAATCACTTTCCCACTTGGTCGATTTTGGCGTTGGTCGTTGGTAACTTGTCGAACGTGCTGGGGGAGTTTGTTGATGGTGAGACAGGGTCGTGCGTTGATGGTTTGACCTTGGACGGAGCCACG